ATCCCCCGAAGGTTACACGACTTTGCCGATTATTAGAAATCGGCATTGAAGGATGTTGTTCCTTCATCAAGTCCTGATCCACAGCAGTCATTTGTTCGCGGGTTCGGCCCCCGTAGTACTCGTTTCTCTCATGCGCTGTCTCTTCAGGTATACGGCACAGCATCAGTCCGCCTTGTCCAATTACTCCTTGATATTTGCCATCATCGATGACAGGAGCTTCATAGTGTGGATATTGATCTGCACGGACGGGTTCCCATCCTTCACGTAGTTTGGAATGGACGTTCATCTTGTCCTCCTCTCCACGCATTGCAATTCTTATCCACCGATGCACGAAACCTGGTGGGGCTTCTGGTGCTTCAAGGTGACTGGGCGGTGCCCATGGTTTTCTGCGAGATTCTGATTCTCGTGTTTCGCTTTTACGCGGTGTTCTTGTGTCAGCCATTTGTTACTCCTTCACATACTTGGCGTATTCTTCAAGAGGTACGCCCAGTTTTTTCGCAATCGCTACCTGTGAGTGCGATAACTTGACCGACCTGCGCCCCTGTTTAGTACTGCGGGATGCGGAGGAATTAGCAGAAGCGACCTGGCTTCCCCCACCCGTTTTCTTAGCCGTCTCAAATTTGTGAGGAAACTCACTACGAATACGACTATCAATCGCAGTATAGTACTCATCACTCTGCGGGTCAAACCCTTCTTCTTCAATAAGTTGTTGATGAATAGCAAAAGCTGCGGTTGTCATGACCCTGTCTTGTCCAAACCAATTATTTTTAGTTGCCCAAGTTTCTGCTCGAGGGTCTGGTTTAGCTTGAGGTTGTTGTTGTTGTGCAACAGGTTGCGGTGGGGCTTCTTGTTTTTGAACCTGTACCTTTGCCTGCTGCTCTGCTTTTGTTTTAGCAGAATCGTATCGTTGTCTCTCAACAGCTAGTTTAGAAATTAACTCTTGAGCCTCAATCATCTTATCTGCATCACCAGTCTCGTGAGCTTCTTTATACATTTGTTTTGCGGACAAAGATTGAGATTCTAAACGATTCCCATATTCATTTAAATAACCAGAATCTAAAGACTGAACGCGAGTTTTAAGTTTCTTATTCTCTTCAATTAATTGTTGAGATAGTCTAACCGCCTCGGCTTTATCACGTTCTTCTTGACGGTACTTTTCCGTCAACTTCTTTATACGACTTTGTACACCCTTACTGTAAGAATCCAACTCATCCTCTTGAGTTTTCTCTTCTTCTTTGGGAGCCTCTTCAGATTCAATCGTAACTTCCGTTGAAGAAGCTTCTGTTGTTTTTTCCTTCGAGGTCTCCTCCTCGGGTGCTTCTATAATGATTTCTTCTGCTACTTCGTTTTCTTCTACCATGACTTATCCCCTTATACTTGTTTAACATCATCAGGCTCAAGGATCGTAGCAATGACTTCATCATCATTGATTATACGAACCTCCCCACCATCAATCTTGAATCGAGAACCAGAGTAACGACCAATGCAAACCCATTGACCCTCCTTGCACCACGGCTCACACTCAGACCCAAACTTATCTGGATCTTTGTATGCCAAGGGTCCAACCTTCATCACGTATGCTACAGTCGTAGCTACGGACTCACGTTCTCTCACTTCATCAGGGATATATAAGCCACTCGCAGTTTTAGATTTGCCCTGATACGGCATAACTAAAACCCGCCAACCAGTTGGTTGCGGGAGTCTTTCGAGTAACGGTTTGTCTAAGAGGGACGGGTCTAACACCCGTTCATTAGCGTCAACATATGCGCTATTCAAAGAATCAGAGGACTTAACCCCTTCTTTTTCTTTGTTAACTTTCTGCGCAAGATGTTCAGGAAGATATAAGGTCTTCGACATCGTCTACGTTTTTCTCCATCAGCAGGGACTTGATTTCTTCTCGAGCAAAAGAGAGTCCCCGTATCTCTCCCACCGACATTTTATACTGCTCCCAGTTCTGAACTGAACCGTGAGAAAGAGCACTTGCAATATCTTTTTCGCGCTCTTCTAATTTTTTATACAAATATTTAGCTAAGTCAACTACATCCATTAATATGTTTGTCCTCTTTCGCTGTTATCTCTTACGTCCCCCTGCCTAACATGAGCTTGATCTCCTGCTTCAGCGTTGGGTGAGACGTCTATTCCCTCTGGACGTGGTTTTGGTTTTAACGACTTTCTAAGAGGTTTACGTTTTGGTTTCTTATGTAACTTGGGGGTCTTTTTTGGTACGGGAACTGCCATAGAATCCTCCTTCAGGATAACCATTTATAAATTTTATTTGTCTCTTCTTTACGGTGCTTCAAACCATTATAGCCACCATTAACTCTTTTAGTGATCGTTTTGATGGTTTCGTCATCAACCCCTTTATCACATATATCCCAGAGTTTATTCCTGTGAAAGAACCAGATAGCCGATTCCATAGGAAATTTAGTAGCGACTAAGTCAGGATCTTCCATTACTTCAGACAAATCCATATCCGCTGCAAATTGAGAATAGTTATTTTTGCCAGTGCATTGTAAAAATCCGCGTCCTCGCCACAGATAACCCTGTCCATCGTTGCCCATCCTGTCACCGTACACACGGTCTGCTAAAGCTTGTGGGTTTCGGGCACAGCTTTCAGCATCGCTCTCCGACTTAAAGTATTTGCCAAATACTCCCAGTATAGATTCTTTGCTATAGTTTAGATTCTCTTCTGTATAGCGAAACGTACCACTCTCGTGTACAAGCTGCCCAAGAAAATGCGCCCCACGTTCTGGATTTAAAGCGTAGTGGTCACAGATCTTCTTTGCAGTGTTAGGACCAAACGAACCATCTGGTGTAGATCCTATCTTTTCCTGTAATGTTTTTAATGCTTCACTCATTACTTCTTACCTTTCAAAACTTTCTTTAGTTTTTTAGCTTGATTAGCATGAAGTTTAGAAGCTTTGTTCAAGCCTTTTATAACTTTTTTCACCGTAGCTTTTTTTCTTTTATTCATCATTTTATCTTCGCTTTCATAAATAAAATCAAGCCGTACACAGTAAGTGCAAATACAGTAGCAACTCCTACGTCCAACAAATGTTCCCGCATATGATATATAAACTCAATCCCTGCTTGAACATCTCCTTGACTGGACACTGAATTAATCTCAACGTTCTTTGTGCCAGTAAAGTTTTCTATGGTCTGTTCCATAACTACCTCTTAAAGAACTTCTGTACACCCCTGACACCAAACGATGCAGAGATTGCTATACCCAAGCTATAAAAATACCAGTCAGGTGCTTTGGAAAGTTGTTCAAAACCGCTATCAACCCAACCCTCAGTGCCTGGGACAAACGCCAAAACAAGTGGGATAGACAGGACAATAACGAACCATTCGTCTTTCCAACTCGACTGAGAGCCTTGCGCCATAATGCGTTCCCAATCGGCAACACTTGTTTCTTTACTAAGCATTATCTTGGCTTTAGCTTCGGCTTCAGTAAGTTTTAGTTTAGCATTCGCTGTCTGAGCTTGAGTCTTAGCATCAAGCCAACTACCCGCTAAACCTGCTATCGGTCCTATTATAGATTGTAACATTACTTTTCCTCCATCTGTATACTGGTCTTCTTGCTCTCAGCCTTTGCTGAATAAGCATTAAACCCCATGAAAGCTGCAACCACTCCAGAGGCTGCTATGACATATACACTTGCTATATCTGTTATTAAACTTGCCGCTTTGTCAAATCCAAGCACCGAAGCAAGCAAGATGATGAACGGGTAGATCAACATTCCCATAAGAGCAAAGCCTGTAAAACGTCGCTCTGCATTACGCTTAAGATCACGATCAATCATTTCTAATCGACGGTCTTCTAAGGCTATCTTATTCCACTCGCCGCGTTCTATAACGCCGTTGTTGTTAAGATCTACTTTATCAAACTCTGTCATTTCAAAGACCTCGCATACGCAATCGCTATTCTTTTTTCCCGCGTGATTATAACAACTTTACCAGATTTGTCATATACTATGTATTTACCGTGACATTCTCTAAATGTCACAACTCTATTTTAATGCACACTATTTTTGATTTTTCGTTCGTTACAAGAACTTTAGCCTCTTCTTTTGCTAATTCGCACACCTCTTGTTTAGTATAACTTCCTACGTGATAATGTTCAAAGTCACCACCAGTAGCTGCGCTTGTTGTTAATTGAACCCAAAGTAAAACCCACATTTACCACCTACCTTGCTTGCTACCCCAAAGATAAAACAACCCAAACAATAAAGCAGCACCTACACCAAATATAACAAACCCTATTGCAAAATTTATCAAAGCATCTACCTGCTCTTGTTTTCTATATAACTCATCTTTTCTCTGTTTACGCATTCTAGCCTCTATCGATAAAACTTCTTTCCAAGCACTCGGACCATAGTTCCAAGATATGTGGTCCTTAATCTCTTCTCTCATCTGTTCCATTTTTTTCTTGTTAGCAAAGATCTCTAAAGCAGTCTCTTCGTCAGACCCCCTAAACGTCTTCTTCCAAAACGGAGGGTTCTTTTCCCGCTCTTCTATATTTGTGAAATCACTGAACGCCTTGCCCCAATTGGCAAGCTGTCCCGTCATGTCTTGTAAATCTTTGCCTGCACCAATAGCCGCCTTTAATCCCTTAAAAGCGCCCGTTGCCATAGCCACACAAGTTATGGGGTCCATTAACCACCTCGTTGCATCTTTTGACGCTGAACTTCTATACGTTCACGATTAGTGTCGTTTCTTTGATCTGCTATTTCTTCTATGCTTTCAATTCTAGCGGAATCAGTAGTAGCCCGTTGCTGCATCTTCTGCATCTCTAGATCAATCTGCGCTGCGTCATCTAACGATTTACGCTGCATGTCTTGTTGTTTTACACCAAGTTCCTGCATTCTAATTTGTACAAGTGGATCTTTCATTGGATCCTCTCCTTGTGGCGTAATCTTCGGCATAAGCTCGTTCATCAACTGCATCTCCTGTAGAGCTACTGCTTTCTCTAGCTCCTCTGGGTTTTGCATCTGCTGCTGAACTTCCATGATCTGTTGTTGTGCAGCCTGTGGCTCAAGTGCACCAGACTGAGCCATAAGTTGAACCTGAGAGATAAGTCCTTGGATCTCCGTTACAACCATCTCACGAGCTTTCTTAGATATATGTTCTTGAATATGTCCCATCAATATCCCCATGACTTGTGGAGAGGTCATAACAATAGGAGTCTTCATAAACATAACATGCAGTTCGATATGAGCGTCATGATCCTGACCGTCAAAGGCCATCAATAACTCCCCAGTCAAGGCACGAGCATTCTCAATAAGAGGGTCTAATGGCTGTGGCTGTGGTGGGGGAGGTAATATCTCGTCAATGTTTTGAACCTCGAGAGCCTGATACATACGACGAAACGCTGCGTGTAGATTGTGTACTTGTGGATTAGACTGAGCAAGTTGTAGCTGCGTCTGTGCCAATGTTACCCTTTGTGCCATAGAAAAGATATTTGGATCACTAACAGGAACCACATCAACACGACCATCAAAGTCAGAGGCCATAACTTTACGGTCCCCTCCTGCCACATCATACGGATATTCCTGCGGTAGATTATCTCTAAAGATCCTAGCTAGTATACGGAACTCGTTCTTCTGAGCGTAGTGAAGACGCTTGTGAATAGCAGACATGACTTTCATACCACGTTCCAATAGAGCCACTGTAGTGCCTACAGGAGCCTCCTGGTTCATGTTTGACGTTTGTTGATCGGCTAGTGATATAAACCGTCTTCCGTTATCTATGAGGGATCCTAGCAACTGTGCAAGTGTACCCGAAGGTTCCTTATACGGAAGCGGTATAAGTGCGTCCCTTATGTTGCCCCCAGGTGCATCAATGTCCCGCCACTCACCCGGCTGTAACGGCTCGTCATCATTACGAACCCTCACGCCTCTGGCCTTGAATCCTGCCGGGAGGTTTGCAAGTGTACCCGCATCGATTAACTGTCGAAGGATACTCGTTGCCGCACGACCAAGACCACCAATCATGTGGATCAGACCAAAGCCATAAAAGCCTAGACCTGGCATAAACTTGTAGTGAACAAAATATTGTTGCTTCTTTGCTAGATCAGCACCCTCCTCAAAGTTACGTCGAACCGCAAGAACCTTCCCTGATCCCTCGTCTATCGTAACAATGTATGGCAGAGCTATACCTGTGGGTTCTCCATCTGGAGCTATGTCCTCAAACCCTTCAAGGTCTAAATCCACGTGCATCTCCAGTATCGTGTACACATCATCTGTATATCCACGAGAAGTTCCTTGTATCTCATCGATCTTCTGTCGTACTTCGTTTTCTTCGTCGTCGTTCTTACTTAACTCTACATCCCTGTAGAATCCTGCAATCTGCATTTTACGAACTTCATTAGCGTCTATACGCAGAACATGTGTAACCCGTGCAGCCGTCTGTAGATCAGAAGCTGCGTAAGATACTACTAAATCCTGTGCAGGAACAAACTTAGAAACAGGTCTTTGTTTCGCTTCGTCGAAATAAACCTTCTTAAAACAAGATCCAGACAACGGTAAATAAAACAACAACTGATCCATATCAGGGTCAAATTCTTCCATGACCTCTGTAATCTGGTAGTTCATAAAGTCTTTCACACGAGAAGCCTGCTCCTCACGGGTTGCATCTTGCAAACCAAGAACCTGTGTCTGAACAGGACCACCCGCAGGTAGCATTTCTTTGTATGCCTGCGCCTGAAACTGAGTTACGCTTTCTGAAATTAACGGGTGCGTGACCCCAGAAGCTCCTTCAAACGGCTGACTACGCTCCTCATACTTGACACCAAGCTGATCCAAACCTTTTGTATAAGTCTCTTCCCACTCAGAACGAGATTCCATATCATCCTCATAGGAGCCCCTAAGATCCGATGAAATTTCTCCAAGATACGCTTCATCTAAAAACTCCGCTAAATTATCCGTGTGACTGGGTTCAGGTATAGCAGCTTCCTCTGCGGCTATCATGTCTGCCAAACTTTGCACTATCGCTCCGCCCTGTCCATCGCTTATAACTTCCGCCCCACCAGTAAAGTCTTGGGGCTGTGGCACAGATACATCAACAGACGTTGCGTCTGCTGCCATGTCTTCGGGTCTAATCCCTGAATCTACAAGTGGTGGCAATGCCATTAGTAATACTCCCGTCTAGGACGATACTCGTCAATTTCTTCGTTCTCGCCGTGTAAGGAAATAAACCCACCCTGACGAAAACGCATTAATGCTAGTGTCATGCTATCACAAAAGTCATCATGATCGCCATTAGGAAATGACACTACCTCTTCAATTACCTCATCTGCAAACTTTTTATCACTTGGTGCCCATACTACACCCGCTTCAAACAATGGCGCAACCATGTGCATTCTAGTTATTTTATCTTTTCCTTTGCCCGGAGAGAAGCCCAAAGCAGGTATTCCACGTAAACGTAACTCGTCAATTAAGGGTGTACCCGTCGCTTTTGCCTCTACAATCACCATGTCAGGCTCCCAATACTCGTGCTCATCATAAGCAATCTCTTTTAATTCGGGGAAATTCCAACGACCTCGCCGTGCATCCATAAGAATTAAGTTATCTGCCCCACCTTCATCTGGTTCAAACACCCCCCAAGTCGTAATCGCGCTGTAATCCGCTGATTCTTTCTTGGAAAACGCCGTATCATACGACTGAATAATGTATTTAATAGGAGGAATAGACTCTTTTTCCCAAGATTGCCACCATTCTCTCTTAACTATGGCCGATTCGGACGTAGTTGGCGTTTGTTGCCACTGTGCATTCCATTTTCCTACAGGTAACGACGCTTTTATACCCAGTAAAGCGTCTTTCTCCCAGAACTCAGGCCATAATGGGTCATCTGACGGTAAAATCGCAGGAAATTCCACCACTTCCCACTGATCTGCCATGACATCACTGCCCTGTGCCGCTATCAAACGGCCTGTCAAGTCCTTTTTACCCCATCGAGTCATAACAATTATGATTGCACCACCCGGTTGAAGCCTCTGACGAGGTCCAGAAGTGTACCATTCATACGCATTGTCGAATGCACTCTCGCTCATAGCGTCTTGTTCCGAGTGTGGATCGTCAATAACAAACAAATCCGCACCACGACCAGTCACCGCAGCACCTACCCCCGCCGCGAAGTACTCTCCGCCTTTGTCTGTACCCCACTTACCTGCACCTTTGTTGTCTTCTTTAAGGTGAGTATTCGGAAAAATCTCTTTATAAGCCGGATCATCAATCAAGTCCCTCACTTTTCTACCAAAACGAACAGCTAACTCAGTATTGTGAGTAGCCTGAATAATCTTTAACTTAGGGTTTCTACCCAAAAACCATGCAGGCATCAAGAAACTAGCAAACTCAGACTTAGAATGACGAGGAGGCATGTTAATGATCAAACGTTTTAACTTACCCTGCGCCACTTGCTCAAGCTTTTCCGCAATAACTCGATGGTGCCTACCCTCAATAAAGTTCTCATACACATGATGCGCAAAGGGCATGAAATAATCTTGCGCTTTTTCCCTCAAATCTAATGTTTTCTTAGCCTCAGTCAGTGCTAAGATTTCTTTTAACGCTTCTTCAGGAAGTGTTTGTAGATTCATGAGCCATCCATCAGGTTTTCAGAAGGTAACTTCTCGGCCCCCGTGCCTTGAATCTCGGCTAGTCTTCTCAAATACTCAAGCTCCGCATTCGGAGCAATGTATCCATACCCATATTGTGGATTCGCCGTAGGTGCTAAGTAAGACGTTGGATCTGACATAACTGGTCCCGCAGGAACTGTTTGATCCACTCCCGGTTGTGGCACGTAGAAAGAATATTGACCCGTTTGTTGTGGCTGATAATACGGCGCAACCGTAGGTCTCGCTCCAGATAATCCCGCTATTCCAGACGTGTATCCCGGTGCTTGCTCACCAACAGGCGGTACTTCGTCATCATCACCTGTTGTTGTGTCATCACCTCCAGGTGTAAATGATGTTTCAGGAACAAAAACCGTTTCAATTGGAGGAACTGTTACATCCGTGTCTCCAGGCAGATACTCTGGTTCTTCAACTGTAGTAACAGTGTTTACTGTATTATCTGTGGTGGTGTTGTTATCAGTGGTTACTGTATTGTCTGTAGCCTGTGTGGTCGTTCCGTTTGTTTCCGCGTTAATGTTAACTGTTGAGTTGCCGTTTGTTACAGAAGTAGAATTTCCCACCGCAACATTCGTAGTGGTACTTTCCCCAGTGACGTTGTTCGTTGTGCTAACTGTCGCGTTCCCATTTGCATCTGTCACAGTCGTAATTGTAACATCACCATTCGTGTTGACGCTTGAATTTCCAACAAGTGTTAAGTTTGCAGTACTCGTGCCATCACCAGTAGCACCACCTTGTATTACCCCTGTAATCCCGGTTCCCGAAACATCCACATTATTAACGATATTGCTTCCCGCAACTGCATCATCTGTTCCCGTAGCTTTTAGGACTTCTGTGTCATTATCCCCACCTAATAAGTTTTCTCCTCCACCTATACTAACCGAAGAACCAGGACTTAACGTACTAACATTTACAGTGTTCGAGTTGTTTGTATTGGTGCTGTCCACAAACACACTGGTGTCCGATCCCACACTAACAACATTCGTGTTCCCATTTGCAACATTTGTAGTTTTTGAAGTGTTCGTAGTTTTATTCGTAACAGTAACCGAAGTATTTCCGTTCGCATCCACCGCTGTATCTACACCATAAACAACACCGTTACTGTCCGTAACATCGTTGCTCTCAATCGTATTCAAACCTTGTGAGGCAATCAGATCTGGTCCCACGTTTGGATTGTTGTCTTGTCCGGCTCCTACGGGTAAACTAGAACCCGCAGTGCTTGCTCCAGTATCTACATTACCCGCTGCATTTCCTTGGAAAGCTGTACCCACAGCCGCAGGTCCAGAACCAAACATCTCGGACCATGCTGCGTTGAACGTACCGTTTAGTAAATCGACACCATAATCTTCAGGGTTCAACCCCTCTGCTTTCATAGCAGATATAACCGCTTGATTTACAGAGCCTTGTTCCATACCTCCCGCAAGAAACTCACTTCCAAGAACAGCCGAAACCCTTGTTAGAACTCCAGGCAAAGCTTTCACAAAAATCTTTGGAGCACCCAAAGCTAGGGCAGCAGACATCGTATCAACAACACCACCCGATAAACCCGCCGTATAAAAACCTTGAGTCATCGCAGCATCTTTTGCGTCTTTAAACTCTTCGTCCGATAAATCTTTGAAAGCTGTGCCACGAAGAGCATCCATTTGATCCGCAACGTCATTCGATGCAGCGGCCCCCGCTTCCGCAATGTTTTGTTGCAAACTTAATGCAATTCCAACTGGCGCATTAATAAGCATGGGTATCCCATCAACCAACAAGCCTCCAACTTCTTGAATCGCTGTATCCAACATCCATAAACTTGGGTCTGTAATAGGATTTCCACCAATCGTGAAACCAATGTTGTTAGGATCAGGCATCCCTTGTATGATCGCATCTCTGTAATCTTCAGGTAAACTAGCAAACAAACCACCAGACTTTTCATTAAGAGAGGCAGCAATTCCACTTCCCCCCTCAACTTTACCAGTGGCAGGATTGTACTCTCCCATTGTACCAAGAAGGTACTCTCCTATCCCATACTCTCCACCCTCTTGGATAACTGACATTGGTATCGAAGCACCAGTAGAATCACTGATTAAAGGATTAAGGAGCGAGGCCACTGGAACACCTAGTTCAGCCGCTCGAGTCTCAAGAGCCAATCTGTCTAAACCACTCAAGTCTTCTAAGCCTGCTAAGTTGTCAGCATATTCAGGATTTATAACTGCCGCATCTCGAATTAACTTTTTTCCTGCAAGATAATTCAAAGCGTCATCAATCATGGTTCCCGTGCCTTGGGCACGAAGAGCAAGTTCCTCCATAAAGCCACCCGCAGAAGAATAACCTAAACCCTGCGCTACTTCCGTAAGAGAAAGATCTGGATTAGATTTTATGTAGTTTAATATTTCTGAAGCACTCGCTATCACACCCGGTGGATCTTCGCTTCCTGTATACTTAGCTACTTCGTCCGCTAATCCCTCTTCTGTGAAACCGCCTACTGTTTCGTCTCCACCTAATCCACCCGTCCCAGGTGCAAGGAGCGTGTCTTCGTAACCAAACTGATCAGCCACTGGAGTGCTGTATTCGTTATCAATAAAAGAAGAGGTTCCTCCTTGTGTGTCATAGGAATCAAATGCAGAAGCTAAATCAAAGTCTTGTCCCGTAGCCGTAGTGCTGAAATCTACATCTGAAACGTCGGTCCTTAAATCATCCAGTCCCGCTTCCTCTAACTGTGCAGTCAATTGATCCGACGTAGGAGTATAGTCATCCCCCTCGGCAGCAGGCAAAGAACCAGGAGCAAAGGTGCCCGGACCTCCAGTCGATATAACGCTTTCAACAGGAGCAGCGTCTATCGCTTCCGTCGCTAACTTCTCAATCTCGTCAATACTTAAAACAGGTGTCCCGTCCGCCCTGTCTAATGTTTCAGTCGTAACCTCGGGTATATCCAAGTCCCCAGGTTGGGCGATATCTGTTTGTGTAACAACAGGCGTACTATACGTCCCAGTTGCAGCATCATAACCCAACGAATCTACATCCGTGTCCTTGAATATATCCTTAATACTTCCCTCAAAATCAGAAGACCCACCCGCAGCCTCCACTTCGTCAGGAAAAAGTGTCTCGACTTTGTCAGATACGTTGTAACCAAATGTCGGTCCCGCGCTGTTGTTCTTCGGATCAATGCTGTAATCCCGTCCAAGAGCATTAGAGTTGTCTACTTGAACTACAGCGTACCAGTTTCCATTCTCATCCTGTTCTACGTTTCCAACTTGAGCTTGCGCTGAATCAGATAACTGAGTTGCCGCCGCCGCTGCGTCTATTCTTTCTTGCTCTCTTAAAGCTTTAGCTGCCGCTGCTGCCGCCGCCTGTGCTGCTTTTTTTCTTCTTCTAGAAGCCGCAGAGGAGCCACTCGACGAAGAAGTGCTTGGAGCAACATTGGCTCCCGCGCCACTCTGCGTTGAAGGAGGATATGCAGGAATGCCCCCAGGACCAGGAATACCCGAACCACCAAGATCTTTTAAAAGCTGACCCTCTTCTTTATTTATATACGCCAAATAATGCGGCTGACCCATTATGTCAGTCTTTCGAGGAACCTGTTTATCTTTCGATAGAATTTTTGAAAAATCTAAAAAGCTCATGGACCACGCTCCGTTGTTACAACAATACTTTACAACAAACCCAAATGAAAATACACCCGCAATTTTTTCTCAGTGAATTTGAGCCTTCTTCGCCCGTCTCGTCCGTTTGAAACTGCGGTTCTTGCTCCTAGACAATACACCCAAATTGCCCTCTCCGTTATTCCTCGGATTACCATCCTTATGCGTCACATCCTTCCCATCACCCTTCTTAACCCTTTTCTTCTTGGTCATAGCTGCACGGGCCGCGTTCCTCGCTGCTCGGTTCTTCTTCTGCTTTGCGGACGAATGGTAGTTGTCGTACTCGGACCTATAATCTCGGGCCATGGATGTTCTCCTTATGTTCTTAAACGGTATTATACACGAATGAATTTACAAAACCAACATTATAGGGCGCACACACAGGAGACGTACCACAAATAAGGGGGTGTGGGGGTCTCGGTCCGTACAAAATGTCATACCGCTTTCGCCACAGTAACCCCTATTGCCTGTAGTTTACAAAGGTGTATTGCAATCTCGGTCCTATGTCCTGGGTAAGCTGTTTCTATACCCCCGGGGTGTCTAGGATTATCTAGAAAAGTTTAGGTCTCAACCTTTTATTTTTTGGTGGGAACAAATGCTTTATGGCGATGACCGCGCTACTCATGAACCGAGCCTGTAGTAGTCTCGGCCCTTACGGGTGAGTATCGTTCCCTCGTCGTGTCAGTCGTGCAGTAGCTCGACTGTCTCCTCGGCTATCGCGTTAGGAAGGCAACCATTGCACCCAGAGAGGATCGTGGATTCAGCATACGTTAACGACTTTGCTTGGGCAAAGCTCGAACACTCCTGCTGAATCCTAGTAAGGCTTTAAACAGCCGAACTCGATTCCTCTACCCGAATCAACCTCTCACGGAGGGCGCACCACAAATAGAGCAATTGCAGTTAAGTGACACGGGACTTACGCCCGTGATTGTCTTTGTTCCTTCGGTGCGCGATTCGGTTAGTAGACCCTTCTGTCCGTTCGACGCACATGATCCTTTTAGATGAGGATCATGTTTGCTCACAAACAGGTAGGGTCAAATTGCTTGCCGTTGTTCCGTATGCAGTCTACCGAGCTATTCGTGATTAGGTAGTCGTGCAGTGGCTCGACTTCTAATCCCGGCTCGTTAGGTGCATGACTACTGTTTCTTACACACACACATGATTTGTGGTTATAACCCCGTTAAGGCATTTAGACCTGATGCATCGTCAACCCCCTTTTCCAAGTATTCAAAGGGGGTCGGTGAGTATATTACTGTACGTAAGTGCAGTGGCTCTAACGTGCAGTAATATACTCACCTTGACCATTCCCAAACTACTTTCAATTGTGCTTCGCGCTTTTATTTTTTTTGTAGTTTGGTGCGATCAATCAAATTGCAAGAAAAACGGCGCACCACAAATATGTGAGTGTTGTAAACTTAACTTTTTATAGGAGCCCATCATGGCTAAATTATCTTACACTAACACACAGATCACAGGTCAATTCGATTTCTCAGAACAGGATCTTGATATCTGTATCCAGGCTATCATGAAGACTGGTCCACATAGTGAATACTCAGCAGATCGTAAGTTGTTGAACCAACTGATCACAGGGCGACGGGTCATGATTCAAGAGAGCCTGAACCGTGTTGAGAATCGTTCAACATATACGGACGACGTGATCACTTACCCAGAAGTAAAGGAGGCTTCATGACCGAGCTCGGCGCATTCCACACTCCAAGTAGTTGGAAAGAGCTAAATGACTGGATCGATCTTCACCCACGTGAGGATCGTATCCACCTAATCGTAGTCGCGGCAATGGGTTTCAACCTTGCCGTCAAACAGTCAAAAGAGGAGACATCACATGACTGACATTATCGAACGTTCACCAATGCACAACGAAGACCAACTGCTCAAGGTTGCAGATGTAATCATGGCTCTTATCGAACCACGCCTCAAGGAAAGGATGAAGCAAATGATTGAGGAACACTCGGACGATATCGGCAACAGTGCGGATATCGACGAGCAGATCACGGACTGGATGCGGCTCAACTTTGACTTCAGTGACTACTATGAGTTCGATATCCACGATCACTCTTACGAGATCGGCACCATGATTGACGATCATATAGAAGAAAAGGAGGAGGAGGACGACAGGTTCAAAGAACGAGTCAAAGTAGCACTAGCAGACATCACTGTCGGTGTCCCTTACATGACTTTCGACATCAAGTAATGACAGTCGAGATCGTACCCCACAGTGGGATGGTCGTGATTTCTGAAATGGTCGGCGGGTACTTGGTTACCCGTCGATACATCGGATACACGAAGAAGCAAGCAATTAAACAGTTCAAGGAGGAACATGATGAGACAAGAGACACATAAAATCGCAAAGGCTTTTTACAACAGACGACCCGCTTCGGCTGCTCGTACCAGAACCAACGGAGATGTCGTTTGGCTACATGACAACTTTATCGCATGGCGCACACTCGATGGCGACATCGGCTTTCGCTTGGCAGGTTGGCCCACCGTCACCACCAGAGATCGTATCAACGGTATCCTATCAGTCTTTGGGTACGGACGATGGGGCGTGGCACAACGGAAAGGAGAACAGTATCTCGTGCTCGGTGCCAAAAAGATGATGCCCATCGGAGATGAAGAGCACTTTTATATTAGCGACATGAAAGGGATGGAAAGCAAACAAGGGCTGTTTCACAACTACGCAGAGGATGTTTCATGAAGATCGATAAGAATATACCAGTACCACGTAAGTATCACAAAATCGATATCTGGAACGAAGTATCGAGCAACATGGGCGTTGGAGACAGCGTCCTAGTTGACGACAAGAGTAAACGAGCAGCACTAACCAACGCGCTCAAAAGATTAGGGTACGAAGTAACTACCCGATCCGAAGGTAAACAATTCAGAATATGGAGGCTCACATAATGACGATAGGTGGTTATACAATGAAAGATCTTGGTTGGGCACTTGAAGTTCACGAGTACGAAGCAGGTTGGTCATTCGCCCTACAGGGAGATGATGCTCAACAGTTTCGTGACGAATGGGAACTCGCACAAGAATACGACATACCTTTTGGTACGTTCTTACGCGACCATGAATACAACACATTGTTTCAATAAGGAGAGGGGGCTTCGGCTCCCTACTTCACTACTATCATAATGTGCGTTCGCTATGGCGAATCGCATTCCGCGTAATGACGCGGTAAAAGAATAGTGTCGCAAGCGACTCAGTTTATAGTAGCTCGCTCCTCGTTCCTCGTCGCTCGTTTAGAAAAACCGCCGCGTGGGGCCGCAGGGCTTGGCTCGAGCTTCAAGATACGCGCCGCGTGGGGCCGCAGGGCTTCAAACAACGACCCAAGATCCTTGAACCTATGGCCCTCAGAACCCTTGATCCCATGCTCCGCCAAACTCGGTCCTTGGTTGCCCTCAAACAAAAGTATGTCTCTTGTAGAGAGGCACTTTACTAAGTAAAAATTTGCCCCACCTCGAGCCCAATATGCCATATTCCAAGCGATTTGATGAGGAGATAGTTTTGGTTTATTGCTTTTGGTTGTCTTCAACTCGCACCAGAATGGAACGCCATCAGCAACGATGTGAAGGTCTGGTATGCCCCCTCCGTGCTTGTTTTCAATCCGCGTTGCGAACCACTTCTTCGGTAGGTTCTGACGTATCGATTTCCAAAAGTTCGCCTCTGGTCCCTTGCTCATTTGGTGTAATATCCTTGTACTCTGCCTCGATCTGAAATGCTTGAGGGTATTGTTTCTGTAATGCTGCTAGTCGTGTTGTTATTTCATCTCTCGATAGTTGATCAATTGTATTGATTGTCTCTCTTCTATCGATGGTCAAACCACCCAAGGCAGAACGTATTTTCTCCGCATTAATTGCTGCTGAGAAGTGCCCTGCATCCTCGGCTCCCTTCGATAACTCGTACAGTCTTTCAAGTTGACCAATAGTTGTAACTCCGTACCGTCTTTCTCGTTCCTCTCGCAATTCATTGATGTACTCAACAACGTGCGGATAGTCTCTCCCATTGAGCAAACGTGAAGCGTGTTCAACAGCCAGATCGGACTTGAACCCTGCCTTACGAGCGCACTCAACGTTGCTGTATATCCCCTCAACAACGTATCTTGCAAAACTCATCTGCCTACTTGTTATTTTCCGGTCATGCTTGTCTTCGACCCCTGCCTTAATACTTGGCATACAATATTCTCCTGTGTTTTTTACGAACATACACCGATTAATTTTGATTTGTCTATAAAGGGAAAACACCCCCTAACACTGCAAAAAGTTATTTTTTTATTTTTATTGATGGCTTGATCGAGGCAATTAGAGCAATTGATTACGGTCAAGTGTACTCTGAGTACATCACTGAGTACGGTGTACAATAGGGTTATCCTTTTGTTTTTAAATACTTTTTCAGGATTGAGTACGTTGAGTACGGTCAAAACGTGTTTTTAAAAAAATAAAAAAACATAATAGGGGGCAAATCCCCTATTAAAGAAAATTAAATTATTTTCGCTCCTCCCCTTGTAATAATGACAGATGATATTATATGGTACTATATGAGACAACATAAGGAGATTGAGAATGTCTTACAGTTTATCAGAAGAAGCTTACGAGATCGCTGACGAGGCGTGGCAAGAAACCAAGGACCGAGATGCAGCAATCGATTTCATTCAGGAGACGTGCGACGGACATGAGCTATCGATCTATTATGGCAAGGCGATAGATTTCTGTGCTGCTAACGACACTACTTGTGGCGAGGATTATCTGGATGACATAGGAGGCATCTCACAAAAGGGGGATACGTTTGGAGCTATTGCTTGCCGACTTGCGTATGCTTGTTTGGTGACTTCTGCATGGGCTTGTCTTGATGGGATCATTGATGAGGCTGAAGAAGAGGAGGAGCTAGAAGATGCTTGAGGGATGGTTTGAAACGGACTTTGGCATGGAGCCATTCTTGCTCGAGGACCAAGGTTCGTTTGTCGAGGCGATAGAGGAGATGTTGAGGTATGATGCGGACTTTGGTTCTACTGACATGGAGGTTGAGTGGAATGGCGAGGATGCGACTAAGGCAGCTTATGACACAGTAGAGGAGATACATGATCAAACGGAGAAAGAAGGGTGCAAGTATTACATAAGAGACAAGGTACGAGGATACGGAGTAGTTGAAAATCAATACTGGTCAACAAGAGAAGAAGCAGAAAAGGCTGCACTTACTTGGTCTGGTCAAACTGGTGGGCAGTATGTTGTGGAGGTAACAAACAAATGACTAAGAAACTTATTATAAATTGTTGGGAGGAGGGATCGATGGTTTTGGACTGGGATCCCAAGGCATACAAGACCAAGGCAGGGGCGGCAAAGTCTTTGTACAAGGCGCTATGCAAGTGGTGTGAGGACATAGGGATGGACCCTAAGACTGAGTGCCACATTTGGACACCGAAGCAGCAACAGGCCAGAGGTTATTACAAGCAATGGACCGTGAGCCTAGAAGCAGGGCCGTTTGAATGGGCGGTTCATGCCTCGATGGTTATCGACAATCCTGATTGGTATGTTGAGCCGTATTATTCTTTTGATTTACAATTTTGCGAATAGGGAGGTATCGCATGAGATTATACACAAACAACCAAGGTTCATGGGTCGGGACGCAAGCAGATGCGAAGCGTAAGTTTGGTTTTAAGAATGAATGGCGCGAGGTCGATGTACCGACAAGCAAGGACGATTTACTAGAGTTTTTAAACATACATAAAGTGGGCAATCAAACGGTTGAACCTATTGTGGATGACACACCTCGCACTGCTCCTCGAGCACATGGACAGAGTTGTTCGGGAAACAGGGAAGTTCGTGAGGCCGCAGCACTTAATCGATATGATGTAAAAGATGTGGTGTTGAATTGTCCGAAGGAATATTTAGGGGGCGCATTGAGCTCAATTGTAACAAGAATTTATGACATGGAGGAAGAATTAAATGCCTAATCATTGCTATCAACAAGTATCTATCAAGGGGCCGAGCAAACTGGTCCGACATTTATATGCAGAACTAAAAGAGAATAGTCGTTTCTGTGATGTGGTTGTACCTATGCCATTTGAGTTGTGGGCTGCACCAGATGTTAAGAGCGACAAGTATGGTTTCGAGACCAGTAGTTCGCAGTGGTATGACTGGAGGGTAGATAACTGGGACACCAAGTGGGATGTTTGTGATGTCGATGTGCATGGGGATCTCGAGACGGATGGGGATCATGCTTACGACATGGATTGCACTGCATGGTTTAATTTTAATTGTTGGACTGCGTGGGGGCCACCGTTGAACGTGTGGAATAAGTTGGTTGCTTTGGGTGTTGAGGTAAAGGCTGACTACCAAGACGAGGGCGGTATGTTCGAGGGCATGTACGCCAATGGCAAGAACCATAGTTGGGAGCCAGAGGATGAGGAATGTGAAGACGAGGAGGAAGCTTGATGACTGAGATACACATAGATACGATTGCTTATCTAGAGGCTCGTAGCGGTGCAGATGCGATAGCGACATTCGCACATGATGAATTGTACACACTGTGTGCACCTATAATTGAGAAGTGGGTTGCTAAACAGGGAGCTTACATACTGACCGAAAGTTGTGAGTTAGACATAACAATACCTAATGTTGAGGAGTTCGAGAATGACTAGTGTTGATCCGATTGAGATTATGTTGAGCGAGATATTCGACAAGGTATTTTACAACAAGCACCAAGGTCCAAGGGCCGAGGTATGTGAAGACTGTGACGGAGTTGGGTGGGTTGAGGCTGAGTTCGTTCGCCCACAAAACTTTGACAGGGACGTTGGATATCTGGATACTAAACGTGTGGACTGTGAGGAGTGCGGTGGCACTGGATTTATGGAGGAAGAATAATGACGGAAGAAGGTAGGATTATAAACAGGAGGGATTTGAAGAGGGCAATCAATTCAATTTGCATTGTGTACAAGGATGGGGAGCACAAGGTTAAGTGCCACATGCCTGAGATGGAGCAGATGCGGATTAAGAATGAGGACTTGGACTTATTGTATTTATTGACGGAGGCACTGTCGGATGCAGCAAACGAGGCCGAGCACTTGGAGAAGAAGGGAGAACTTACGTTCTCGATTGCAGACTTGAAGGGATCGAGCGATGGATAACAGGGTATGTATGCACTACGTGATCGACAGGATTGAGGACATCATAAACTTACATGATCCTAAAAAACCAGAGATTGCAGATATGAAGTATATGCACAAAGCTTTGGAAGAGTTCAAACGCGAATGTATCTACAACTTGGGTGTCAATGTACGCATCGATTACAAGGGAATAGTTGATGAAGACATATGAAATAACATGTGAGGGCATGGTAAGTAGAACTATCATGGTTGACGCTAACGATTTGAGTGAAGCGGTCAGCCAAGCAAGAAAAGAGTTTTCGCTCCTTGTGGGTGCGAAAGAAGAGGATGTTGAAGTAGCGGACATCTATGAAAACAATTTATTTAACAGGAGGTGAGTAATGAACCAGAGAATTAGTTTAGTACGTTTAGCGGTGGAGAGAGCGTGGGCAGATGCTGCCAATGCAACCGAAGCCAAGGACAGGTATCTTGAGATGCTCAAGACGGATGAAGCGTTGCGGACGGAGGCAACGGCTCGATACTTGGAGAAGATCGCACATTGGGACACGGTTGTACGTCCGACGTTGGATCGTCATTTGTTCAAGAAGCACGTTCTGAGCAAGGGAGAGAAATCGACACCGAATGTATCGCGTAAGAACACGATGAAGATGTATGCGAAAGATTTGTTTGAGACACTCAGGTTGCCTGAGACAGGTGTGAAGCTTGGGGAGGCAACTCGTCAGGACTTGGATAAGGCTATATCGTTTGAGAAGTCTAGGGCGCAGCATCATACGCACCAACAGAGTTTTTGGTCCTCGATACAGAAGCGTCTTAAAAAAGACGATGCAGTGGTCAAGGATGTTTGGACACCAGTAGAGGTGGAGCAAGCTTACGAGGAGATACTGAACAAATGATTAGTTATGGGAGCCGTCATGACTGCGCAGCAATGCCCATGGAGGGTCGCTCCCACCAGTTAGGGGAGGGTCAATTATCCACCACAGGAATGTCAGGTGTGGTCCACCCTCCTCTATTAGTTTATGGGAGCCAAGGATCAAACGCAGAAATGCCAATGCGCTACCGCTCTCAAGGGGAGGGTCAGACTATGCACGCAGAAATGCCAATGCCGAATTGCCCTTCCCGATTAGTTTATGGG